ATTTTCATTATAAAAATATTTACCATCTTGTTCTAATAAAGATGGATTGAGCATTGTACATCCTATTACTTGAATAATAGATGCAGAATCATAATACTTACTTATGTCAATCCCTCCTTAATGAATATCAAATAATTTTACTCTTTTAGGTTTTTCTATTGGAGTTGGACTAATATAAAATATATCAGTGCCTAAATCTAAAGATCCTTTTAGAAATTCTGCTTGCTGTTGTTCTAATCTCCATTTATTTTGATAATATCTCATTGCATCATCATATATATAACCAACAATTCTAATACTACCATGAGACTTGCTAACATCACCGTCACTTACATCATACCAATAAACTAAGCTACGATAAATTCCAGTCATTGAACGACCATCTTCAATTAATTCTTTTATTTGTTGATCAATTCTTCGTTTACTATAATTTGTTCCATATTTATTTTTACAGTATTCGTGAATTTTATTATAATATTCTTCATTTTCCATCTTTTTATCATAACATTCTTTATGATAATATCTACGACCAATATGAATACAATCAGGATTTTCTTCACGAGAGAATGTTTCATTACAATATGGACATTTTACATCTGGAAGTTTTGCCATAATATTCTCCTAAAGCTATTTATAATAATATTATAGCATAAAAAATAACGGCTGTCAAGAATTACCTTGACAACCGTTATAAAGAAAGTTATAAACCAAGCCCAACTTGTTCAGTTAACTCGTTTACAATCAACTCAAGCTGTTCAGCTTGCTTAGGTGTGGCATCAGAAACTTTCTTTCCTTTGCCAAGATACTTATCAGTAATTTCAACAATGCGCGGTGCCCAGTTAGTACCAAAAGTTGCACCAGTTGCTTCTTGAATTTTTTCAACCAACGTATTAAATTGATTCATTAATTCATCAAAATCTGGAGTTTGCGGCACTGATTCAATTTTTGTTGGGGCATCTGTAACAAACTTATTATCATATTCTGCAGCTTGTTTATCAATAGCATCACCGATAGCATTTACAAGATTGTCATAATTAAATTCAATACTATCGGGTGTATATTTAAAACGAGAGCCAGCTACAAATCGAGGTGTTTGCCGCATAAACCCAACAGTATGAATAGTTCCATCTTCCTCTTGGATTGGATGTGCATAAATAATTAAGTCACTCATACGGTCTACAATTAAACGAGGACGGTTTCCAAGAGTAGGACAAATTTGATTATATTCTTTACCATTTTCATCTGTAAATACTTTATCTTGACTATGACTAATCATAACAAGGCCATAACCAATTTGTGGAATTAAACGAAGAGCTTCATCAAATTCCTTCGATACCATGTTATAACCTTTACCATAAGCAAGATCAGCAATATTTTCTACACCCTCGCGGTTGCAGACATATTTTTCACAAAGATCATAAGCAATGTCTACAGTATCTATAATAATATTATCATAAGCTGCGTGACCTTCATCAGTTTTAAGCTGTTTAAGAACACTCTTAAATTCTGCCCACGAGTTAATTGGGAGAGCCATAATCCCTGGGATGGTAAGATAACCAGCTTCAAAACCGAGAAGAAGAGCTTTAGAGAACTTTGAAGCTATAGTTGTCTTACCAGTTTTAGGAGCACCGTATAGAAGTATAGTATAGCCCTTTAGATCTCTTGATACTACGTGCGGTTTAACCGCAAAAATATCAACACTAGCCATATACTACCCCCTAATTAAAATTTAAAATTCTTCGCAGCCGTTGGTGATGCAGACTTTACGGTAGTCGCTCCACTGAAAGGAGGATCATCATTAAAAGCATTATCTTTAGACCTCTGATATTCATCATGATTTGCACGAACTTCTACAAGGTGTAGCTCACGATTATTTTTACCTTCTGCTACATCCTCTGCAGTCATTGTAGATTCATCACCAAATTCCATTGGATCAACAGATGCGCCTTCAATATCCCAGGCACGAAGAGTACGAGTTGTAATATTTACAGTTGGAGCACCAAAAGCATTTTCTGTTTCAGTACGGTTCTCAATTGTTGTACAAACAATATTACCCCAAACCTTGGTTAGCATTGGTTCACTAATACTAATATCCGCTTTTTCAAAATAATTCATACCACCAGCTGTACGAATTGTATATTCTACTGGGAGGAAATCATTCTTGAAATTGAAAACATAACCACGGATGCGGCCATAGTTATCGCCATTTTCAACTTCAACTTCTTGATAACCCTCGATAAGCATGTCGGTCTTGAATTTCGCGCAACCTACTGTTGCAATATCACCAGTCTCAGGATGAGCAAAACTACCACGAACACGTTTTGGAGAAGCCATATCACCTTCACGGGTTACGAAGTCATTGCATTCAACATCACCATCAATACGAATTTTTGTTGCTGAAGCTCCATTCATTTCATAAGTATTATTTTCATTAATAATTTGCTCTAAGAATGAATAAGTTGTATTTGGTTTACCATTCTTAAAAGTTGGAACTACATACATGAAATTTACCGGAACAACATTGACAGCATCTACATCTGTAGCGACATTAATAGAGCCGCCAATATACTCTACGCCTTTCTTTGAAACTTTCTTTGCAAGAGTGTGATTAAACACCCAACCACGGACATCAACAGAATTTTCAAAATTATTCTTCATGTGTATTTACTCTCTTTCTATTTTTATTTACAATAATATTATAAAATATTTTATTACAATTGTCAATAAAAATTTATTCTTCTTGCCATCCAATAGGATATCTATGTGCAGGAATACAAAAGCTTATACCTGTACGACTATCATCAACCTTAATAAATTCCGGCCAATCTTCAAGTGTTTTTTCAAATTCATCTTTATCAATATTTGTATCAATAATTAAAATAGGATTATCTCCTCCGTCATATACATAAATTTTAAGCATTGAAATCACCCGTGATAAATTCATTATAAGGAAGTGTTTTTATCCAAGAGACGAATCCTTTAGACCATTGCGGCAAACGATGATTTTTTCGCTGATGATACATTGTTGCGAGTACTTCATAGTTAAGACAGACAGTTCGCTTTTGTAAAAATGATTCTGGTAGCATTGCTTTTAAAATCTGTTGATAATGTTCTTTATCTTGACCTGTTACCTCATTGGCACGATCTCGTACAGTTTTAATTACATCAATATAGTCATTAAATGCAGCTTCAATGTCCCAATCTGAACCATTAAAACTAGGCCACTCAAATTGAGATGTATTAAAATCTTCTTTAAGAATGGTATGCATTGTACTCTCTGAATTTGCGGAAGTCCCAATTTTATAAGTATCAAATTCACTCCACCAATATCTTGGTGCAGTAATTTCAACCCAAACGATTACTTGCCGCATCCACTTACGATGTTCAGTGCCACCTTTCCAGAGACTCTTTGCAAGTTTATAATCATTAGGGCCTATTATAAAATGATTTTCTTCTTTAATCGGCCAAAAACTATCTGCTTTATTATATGATTTAAGAGGATTACGCATACCGCGCATAGCTGATTCAAACCCTTGAACATCTATAGTCATGAATTCCATTTAATTTACTCCAATAGTTTGATTGTAACCATAATCATTTGATTCATATAAATCAATATAGAATGCTTCTTTTTTATTTAACTCTTCTCTTGGACATTCCTCCAATAGTTCAAAAGTAAAGTTTTCAATACCATCTTGCTCCATTGCAGCATATAATTTATTGTTTTTAGGAGTATCTATACCGCATCCGCATTTACAATGATCGCACCAACGTTTATAGATATCAACTGATTGACCAATGTAACATTTATTATCTAGTATGTTAGTAATTTTATAAATGCCGCATTTAGTTTCATTACCAAGAATCATAATAAATTGTTGTTTTGCCAATGGTTGAAAATATGTTTGCCATATTAATTTAGATATGACTCTTGGATGCGAAAATTGTAGGCGGATATTCTGTAATAATTGAATATCTTTTTTATCTTGTGATGTAATATTTAACTTATATCCATCGAGTTGATTTTTATCTTGTTGTTGTTTTCTCCACTGTTCAATTGCGGCATGACGAGTTTGTTTTAAAGATTCTAAGTCAAATTCAATAATAGCTTTTTCAGCATCGCATGTTTCTTTAATATGCGCTAACTTATCCTTATATTGCTGTGCAGCATTATTATAATCTTCTTGTAATTTAGCTTCATTATCTTCAGCTATTTGTTTAAGATTGTCAAGATGGTCTTTAGTCTTATCGTATTGTTGATTTAAATCTTTAAGTATTTGATCGGTAAAATCAACTTTATGACGGATATCATTAAGAGTAGTTTTACCTTTATCAATATCATTACTAATTCTATTTCTTTCATTTACTAAAGTTTCAACGGCACTTTGTAAACGTTCATATTCTTCTTTTTTCTTTGATATAAGAGTTAAATATTTTTTACATATAAGTGTAACAATAACTACGATGATTATGGCTATACTATATAATATAATATATTCCATAATAAAATGGAGGGCGCCTTATATAGACAACCCTCCTCTCCTTTTAACTCCGTGTATTGATTTTAACTATTCAGCTGGCTTCTCAGCAGCAGGATCAACACTGAGACCTTCGGGGGTAAGACGAATAACCTTCTTCTCAATACCCTCAACGACAACGCGCTCAGTTAGACCCTTCTTCTGTAGACCAGTAGCAGTGCCATTAATCTGACGAGAGGTTAGACCCAGAGCATCCGCTAGATCATCAGCGGTATACTGACCATTGGGGTCTGCCTGAAGATAACGAAGTACTGCCTGTGCATTTTCTGAAAACATCTGTGCCATAGTAATTTCTCCTTTTCAATCTTAATACTTATTAATAAATATTATGGCTTGTATAAGAGAGATTTCTTATCTCTCACTTTCTACATATATTATACTATATAACTATTGCGGCTGTCTATAATTATTTTTCACAATTGTTATATTTTTTATTAGTCGTAAGAACTGGAATAAAATATTTACATGCGGGTGCATCTAACAGCGTATATTTATAATAATATAGACATTGCCCAAAATATGTTGCATAGAAACAATCTTTACATTGTTTATCTTTATATTCTTCCATATGATTACCTAATTAAATATTTCATCTAGTAGACAATCATTTTCATCTTTGTCTGGCCGCATACATTCAAATACTGGGTGTCTAATAGTATGGTCTTTTTTATTAAGACTCATACACGAAATTTGAGCTACTTTACCAAGATAATTTTCAGGATGTGCGGCCATGTCTTCACGCATTTCATCTGTAAGACCGGATGCTACACGCCCGACCTCAATAATTTGACCATCCTTATAAGCACCAAGTTGCATCCCATTTTTCCATCCAAAAAAATAATGTTTTGTAATAGGATAGTATCTATCAGATTTAATTAAATCTTTTATAGCGCCATGCCCAACATAAACTTCTTCTTCATATTTAGTATCATACCAATAAGGCCAAGTATCTAACTCTTTACCACTATATTCTTTGACAGGATCAAGTAAATCCATTATAACTAAATCGACTGAATCGACATGTTCTTTCATTTTAAAACAAGTCATAGGACGCTTATCTGGTTCATAAATACCATCAAGGCGTTTGAAAACTGCGCCTTCACCACCAGCCGTGAATATTTCATTTAGTTTTTCTTGAAATGACTTACATCCAATACCTATATTAATATTTTCTCCAAGAGTATAAGTAGTTGCCATTTCAATGTATTCGTTTACAGGTTGGTATCCGCCAATATAATTACCCGCTTCAAAAGCATCATAAAGCATATATTCAAGATAATGCCCTACACGAGTTTCAAAAGTATTATCGCAAAGATTGTTTCCTGCATAATAAATACAATCGAATACATAATAATGTACCCAATCAGATACTTCTTGTCGTGCAATAGCATTTTTAGGTAAACATCCCATGATTGAAGTTACGTCATTGCTATGACCACCAGGAATATATATCTCTCCTAAGAGAACAGTATCATCTGGGAGATATTCACGTGCCCATTTTATAATGTGCGGCACATTACCACCTTTTTCAGCAAGTTCTCCTGTTTTCTTACTTTTGGTACGAGAAAAAAGATAAATATGATCGTTATCTATTTTTTCTAATTGATAAAAACATCCATCTTTTTTTTCTTGCATGCACCATTCGCCATTAGTCATTGCAACATCTACTTTAGCATCGCTAAGTTTATTATGATATCGCATAGCGGGAATTTGGTGACTGCCTTCATACAATGTCATTATAGTTCCTTTCTATAATAAAATAGAGTAAGGCTTTTACCTTACTCTATTATTATATCATTATAAGGTATATATGTCAAGAACTATTTTAGATGACAGTTTTTTACTTGTATCATTCTTAGTCGAAAATGGAATTGTAAATATCTTGATAGAAGAAATATTATTAGATGAATGTACTAAGTAGAGTTCATCAGTTATTTTAACACTCATAGCACATAGAATAGTATTATTTGTTTTAATTTTTTGTCCTTTTCCGCCACGTCCTTGAGACTGAAAAACTTTATTAGCGATTATTTTTCCATAACCACCCTCTTCAAAAATAAAAATGGGATCTTCTTCATTACAAAGAATTGTACTAACTACATAATCAGAATCATTTAGAGTAATACCTTTAACGCCACTAGCTGTTTTACCTTGTGCATTAATATCATCTGCTGCAAATCTAATACTATAACCATTACCAGTGACAAGAATAATATTATCTGTATCATATCCAAGAGAAACAGATAGTAGCTCATCATCACCTTTAATACTTACAGCTTTGATGCCACGAAGATTCTGAGTGCTACTAATATAATCTTTTAATTTAGTTTTCTTAACAATACCCTTTTTAGTTGTGAATAAGATAAAATCTTGTTGCGCTGTATTGGGAACGATGTTCAAAATATATTCATCTGGTTCAAGTTGAACAATAGAACCTACAGCAGTTCCCTTATCATTCATGCCGCAAGTTTTAATTGTATTTAATTTAATACGGAACATGCGGCCTGTGCTAGTAAATAACATAACCATATCTGCGGTTGTTGTTTTAAATAAATTTATAACTTGCTCTTTACCACGACGATATGATTTAACAGGGATAGATTTAATATATCTATCTTTATTCATATAAACAACTACATCTTCAGGTATAGCTGCAACTTTTTCTTTTGCCGTCTTAGTGGTTTTTGCTGCAGCTCGTTCCGCAATAACTGTCCTACGTTTATCACTAAATTTATTACTTACCTCTTGGAATCGTTTAATCATTTCTTGCTTTAATAATTCCTCAGATTTAAGAATTGCTTTAATAGTAGAAATACGATCTAGTAATTGAATTTTTTCTTCAATGAATTTATCAACTTCAAGCTTAGCTAATCGAGATAATTTCATATCAAGAATAGCTTTAGCCTGCTCTTCATCTATAATAAGTAACTTTTGTAAATTAATATTAGCTTCTTTAGTGCTAGGAGATTGTTTAATAATTTTAATAACTTCATCAATCTGTGCAATTGCTTTAATAATTCCTTCAACAATTTTTAAACGATGCTCTAGTTTGTTAAGTTCTTGTTGATATAGATTAATATAAACTATTTTTTCATGGTCAAGATGAGCTTGTAAAGCTTGCCGCCATCCATAAATTTTTGGAAAACGACCATCTTCAAGCATCGTCATATTAATACTATATGATTTTTGAAGTGATGTATTAGCATATAATATTTGTTTAATTTTTTCTTGGTCTACGCTTTTATCAAGATAAATTTTGATACAAACATCTTCACCAGTTAAGTCATTAATACCAGTAATTCCAATATCAGGATTTTCAGACACTAATTTAGCTATTTCGCCGCAAATAGTATTAGTATATACGCCATAGGGCAAATCAGTGACGATTAGAGTTTTTTCTTTGTCGTCATAATTAATTGTTGCTTGTAATATACAAGCTTTACCCTTACCTTGTTTAAGACTTGCAGCAACTTCCGCTTTATTAATTAAAGTTGCGCCAGTTGCAAAATCAGGATAACAAAGAATATCATCATCAGAGACATTTTTATCTTGAAGAAGTTTAATTAAAGCATTGTTTACTTCACCAAGATTAAATTGTGGAATGCTAGATGCAAGACCAACTGCGATACCAGTTGATCCATTCACAATATTGTAATATCCAAGAGAAGAAAGGACTCGTGGATATTGTTCTGTATCATCATAATTGTCTATCCACTCATCAATAGTATATTTATTAGTATCTTGTAATAAATAATTTGATATTGGAGATAATCTTGATGATGTATAACGACTCGCGGCCCAGTTACCTGTTTCAGTAAGTGTTCCATATGAACCTTCAATTTCAATTAAAGGATAACGCATAGCAAACGGTTGGCCTGAACGCATAATAATACCTTCGCAAGATGCATCACCATGAATATAAAAACGCATTGCAGAACCAATTGCTTTGAGTGTTTTTTTGAAAGGCTTGTCGGATGTAAATTTGTCTGTGAATAAACTATAATACACCTGACGAGCAGATGGTTTAATACAGTCCCGCACATCTACAAGCGCACGAGACTGAATAACTGCGCCTGCGTACTGAGTAAAAGATTCTTTAATTACATCTTCTAATTCTAATACTTCATTCATGTTCTCTCCTACTCACGTACGGTTGAAAAATCAATTTCATTGAATACAAACTCTTTGCGGGCGATACCTGAGCTTCCCATTAATGCTTTAAGTAAATTAATTGCTTCTTCTGTTGGATTTAAAATATCCATGCGCTGATTTTTACCAAACATAGACGCTTTAGCCTGATCTGCACTAAGACTACCCAATCCTTTGTTGCGCTGTACTTCACCAGTTATTTTACCACGAGCAGCATTCATTTCTTCATCTGTAAAATAATATTGTTCACCTTGTTTAGTTTTAACAATGTATAATGGTGAACGTAACCAACATAGACGTTGTTCTTCGATGAATTCCGGACAAAAATGTTGCAAAGCGGTTGCAATTAAAAGACCAATATGATAACCGTCACTATCGGAGTCTGTACAAATTGCAACACGTCCATACCGCAAATCAGATGGATCATATGCACCAGGTATAATATTTAATGCTTTAAGAAGTAATTGAATTTCTTCATTCTTCTCTAATTTTTCTTTACTGTTGGAAAAAGCATTGATTAATTTACCACGTAACATTAGAATACCATATTTTTGTCTATCACGAGCAACAGCCATTGATGCGCCAGCTGACAATCCTTCTACTAAAAGAAGTGTACTATCTTCACCAAGGTATTCTGCATCTTTTAGTTTATCTGGATGAAGAATCTTAACTTTACTAGATGATTTTTTAGTTTTATTGGCTTTAACTGCGGCACGTGCTTTTTTCGCAGCTTCGGCAGCTTTGCGAGCAATTAATGCTTTTTCAATAATATTCTTTCCATCAGTAACATTATTGTCGAGCCAAATCTCCAACTGTTCACTAAGAATTGAAGATATAAAAGTAGTATCAATTTTAGTGATATTGCTTTTAACCTGTGCGTCATAGGCAACATTTTCAGCGGTAATATTACAAACAAGAACAAGTCCCTCTTGCAATGCCGCACCTTCAAGATTTTTATCCTTTTCTTTTAGTATACCTTGTTCTTTTGCCCATTTATTTAAAGTACGAGTAATACATGATTTAATACTCGTAATATGCGGTCCTGCAGTAGTTAAGCCGCAATTAACATAAGAAATAATATTCGTAGATGATTTATCACAATAAGTTAAAGCTAAATCAAGTTTTTGTTTATTCACTTGCTCTTGGATAATAAAATTATTATTTAAAATAGAAAGGCTATTTCCAAGAGAGCGATTAAGTAAATCTTGAATGCCGTTGTGTTTAATCTCATCGCCATTAAATATAATAATTAATCCAGGGCAAAGACAAGTAATATCTTCGCAGAAATTGCGGAGTTTAGTTTCATTTACTTTTGGTGAAGTAAAAAATTCTTTGCTTGGTTGAAAGGAGACGATTGTTCCAGAACTATGAGAATTCTTCTTCCCAGTTTCTCTTTTTTCAAATATACCTTCTTTAAAAAGAATATCTTCATATTCTCCTTTTGAATTAAAGGAAATTACTCTTAGCCAATGACTAAGAAAGTTAGTTAATTTTCCACCAATTCCATTAAGACCAATTGCCGTTCCTTCATATACTCCATCATCCCTGTATTTTCCTGAAGTATTAATAACATCAAAAGATGCTTGAAGAACTGTTTCTCCATCATCTCGAAGAACATTGATTGGAAAGCCTTGTCCAGCGTCAATTACACTAATACCATTATCATCAATTTGAATTTCAATTTTATTTCCATGACCAATATTATATTCATCAATAGCATTACCAAGAATTTCAATTGCTAATTGTGTCGCATCTGCTGTATCTCCGACATACATACCTGGACGAAGCCGAACATGTTCTAAAGGAGATAATGATTCAATACTATCTTCTTTATATAAATTATTCAATCTTACCTCCCATCGTCTTCATATCTAAATTCATAATCATTAAGTATCTCAGCATATTGTTTAATTAATACAGCCATTTCAAGTATATCCTTTTTAATTACACACCAAGCTTCTTCTTCAGTATTGTCATCTTGAGCATTATAAATCATATCTTGTATATCGTCTAAAGTATAATATTTATAATTACCAACTTGTCCGCTAAGCATAATTATCCTTTCTATTTATATAATTATACCATATAAAAATAGCAGATGTCAAGAAAATCTCAATATCTGCTTAAATACTTAATCCTGCAGTTCGGCCGCACGTTTCTCTTCAAGTTTCTTATTTAGCTGTTTACGACGTTCGATCATGCGGGATGTATAATCTGGGAATGAATCTTTCATATATTTATATTGAGCGTAAGCTTTTTCATACTCTTCTTGAGCTAATTCATATTGATAATAAATATCGCCTAATACGATGCCAAGTTCATATTGTTTAGTTGTTTTATATTTAGTATGAAGAGTTTTATGAACATTGAGGATACCACGGGCACGTTCTTTTAATACTTTAGCTTTAGTATGAGCAATTTCAATATCGCACTTACGTTCAGCAAAACGATAACCATCCCAATCATTAATATTAGGATAATCTTGCGGGCATGGTTTAACAGAACAAGTGAAAATTCCATATTTACTTGACTTTGTTACATAATAAACAGGAACTCTAATTCCACCTACAATAATTTTATCTTTCCAAGAGTCTAGAATTTTACTATGTTTACTCATGATATTTCACTTTCTCTGTTTCATGACCATATTCTTTAACTATAAAAGGTATCTTGCGGTTATACTGAGGATATGCTTTCTTAGCTACGCCGCAAGCCATGTTAATAGCTTCTTTTGGACTATTTGCATTAAAATCACCATAGGTAATAGTTTTTCCATTTTCAGATTGAGACACATGATATTTAGTCATATAATTCCTTTCATATCAATTATTCTTTAAATATATTATATCATTAGGATAAACGATTGTCAAATAATTTCTAAGGCATCTGAAAAAGAATTTTATTTGACAAAAAGGAAAAAGATGTGATATATTCTATTCATCTAATTTGAGTTATAATCTTTTTATTAAAAATAAGTAATTTTCGCTATACTAAAGTATAGCTCAATTACTTATAAAAAATTTTAGTTTTCAAATTTTTATTGACAGATGTGCGGCATATGTGCTATAATATAATAAATAAAGAAAGGATTAGTCATGGCTTATTTAATATATGGAAAAGTTATTAAACCAATGCCACTTCCTGATGGTGAAGGAAATGAAAAAATAGTTGAACCACAATCGACATTTCGTGCATTGAATTATAAAGGTCAACGTGTAACTAAACTCGTAGATGCGGGCGAGTATTATGAAAAAGCTATGGCTCAAAAAATTATAAATAAAGCACAAGCATATTGGGATAAACTTGGATATGGCGATTGTGTGGCTTATGAAATTAGAAAGAGTAAATAATGTCATATAGATTGGAATATATAGGGCCAACACAAACCTTTAAAGCTGCGGCATTTAATGCTCAGGATTTAAGTTTAAAAAATATATTACTTGAAAATGGTCAACAATATATTGTTGAATTACAACAAGATGGTCCTATAACAATGATTAATGGCAATTTAATAATGGATCCTGATACAACTATATGGGTAATATTCTTAGACAAGTGTTGCCGCATTCCTTATTCCCCAGAAGCGATATTAAAGCAATGGAGGATGTTATAATGGATGAAGAACAAGATTTATACCAAGTCACTTTAACTTGTTGAGATTGCGACCATTCAGATTGTAGATTAAATCAAATTATTCATGAAGATGATAAAGATGGGTGCGTGCGGTCAGTTGATGAAGAATTATATATTGAGTATTATCATCAATTAAAAGAAGTATGACCATTTGCATTAAAACAGTCTAAAGAAATTGTTGATAGAGAGTATAAAAAAACAATACAAGTATTAGATAGAATATATAGTTCTCCAATAGCAAAACGTAATGGGAGAGGTTTTAAAGTAGTTCGGAAGGTAAAAGATGCTGTTTTGTAGTGGCGATACTCATGGAAAAGTAATTGAACGATTTTCATATCGTCAAAACCTTAGTTTACGGCAATTAACTGAAGAAGATATAGTGTTTCAGCTAGGAGATTTTGGTCAGCCTTTTGGACCTAATAGTTATAAAGAAGCTGAAAATGTTTTTAAATTTTTAAATGATAAACCTTGGACTACTATTGTTATTGGTGGTAATCATGATGACTATAATTACTGGCAATCTTGTCCACAAGTAAAATTGTTTAATGGTAAAGCGCGGCAAGCGACTATACAAGGTGAGTCATTTTCAGTATTTTTTGTTGATGAAATAACTATTTTTGATATTAATGATTTTCATATATTAGCTATACCAGGTGCAGAATCACATGATGCTGATGTTATATTAGACCCTAATGATAAATATTTTAAAATACAAAAACGGTCTATGAAAAAACAAAATAGGTTTTTTCGTGTTAAAAATCAATCATGGTGGCCGCAAGAACGAATGAGTGTTCAAAAGAATGCTGAGTTTATGGAATATCACATGAATGAACATTTTGATTTTATTTTAACACATGACGCTCCTGCTTTAATAAACTCATGGTTCAAGAGGTCAGATGCTTCCGGTAGATATAATTCAACGGTAGGACAATTATTTCTAGAAGAGCTAAGGAAAAACCTCAATTTTGACGCATGGTTTCATGGGCATTTTCATTTTGATGGTACGTGGAATAGAATATATGACGATCGTATGTGCGGTGTTTATTACGATATACTTCAACTTAGTTTTTAAATTTTTCTTGACCCTTGTATTATATTTATGTTATAATATAATAAAGAGAAGGGAGATAAGATGTTAAATCAAGTCTTTAGTTATTGCTCTTGGGTTGAGAATGAAATTGGAAGTAATATTATTGACTTTGTTAATAAATATAAGTATTTCTCTATCCCAAAAGAACGAGTTGATAATTTCTTACAAGAATATTGTATTAATTATCAGGAACTTCCTCAGTATTTAAAAGATAAGTTGGATGAATTGGATGTTTACTAGGAGTTATTTGTGCAACCATTTAATTGCTTAACATCAGAAGATAAAGAGATTATTAGACAATGGTGTATTAATTATGCTAATGCAGAACCGCAAAGTATAGAACAAATTTTATCTACTTGGAATAAAAATAAACGTACTTTATTTAGAGCTTTTGGTAAACAACTTAGAATTAGTTTTCCAGTTAAAGAAAAAGTAAATTCAAGTTATCGTAAATCTAAATGGAGGAGTCTCTATTCACCTTTTATTGCTTATGATGTAAACGATTTTAAATATTATAAATCTGATCCTCGTAATCATATTTTTATTAATAATTTAGTTGAATGGATGCGGGACAACCTTGTTGAGGATATTCCTTTTTCAATGTTGAGAAATATTTTAGAGTACACTAAATATTGTTATATTGAAACTGGAAAAACCAATGAAGAAAGATGTTTTGCGGGCGGTGCTAATGGAAAAGTATTGAAAATTCCAAGAGATACAAAGATAATGAGGGCTGTCCGCAAAGTATTACAATATTATAATTTTCCATACATGAAATCATTTAATAAGTGGCGTGATGATATTAGTGTAATTAATACTGATAAAGAAATTGATGCTGAACTTGTTATAAGTATTAATCCAGTTGATTTTATTACAATGAGTGATAATAAAACTGGTTGGACTTCTTGTATGTCTTGGATTGATAGTGGTGCATATTCCACAGGTACGATTGAAATGATGAATAGTAATGTTGCGGCAGTTGCTTATTTGAGAAGTATAAGTCCATTTGAATATAATGGTCTTAAAATTCCAAATAAGTCCTGGCGTACTTTAGTATTTATACATAGAGATATTTTATTGGTTGGTAAACATTATCCTTATCAAAGTGAAGTGTTAGCTAAAATTATTCTGAATAAAGTTCAAGAGATAGTAAGAAAAAATATTGGATGGAAATATCAATATAAAAACCAATGTTATAGAGATATGATTCATAGTTATGACAATAAATATGTTCGAGAATATTTTCAACGTATAGATTGCGGCCATAAGATATATACCTATATGAATGTAATGTATCCTGATATGATTGAAGATCATTATACTGATTATTGGTGTTGCCGCAATTATGTAAAAAAGAATTTATATTTAAATTTATCTGGCCCTGCAACGTGTATGTGCTGTGGAAAGCCTATTGATAAATATCATGATAATGAAATATCTACTAATATTAAATACTGCGATGATTGTGAGGAATTATATAAATGTTGCGGATGTGGATTAGTTAGTGCTGAACATGCTAAAGATAGTATTACTATCACTGAAGAAACTCTTTATACTAAGGGTTTAATTAATCATGGTCATTTAGATTGTATTATTGATTATTATTGGTGGGATGATAAAGAAAAATGTCTTATTTCTAAGAGTAGAGTATATTATGTAGATAAGACAAGATATAAACCAGTAACAAAAGAAAGGATGTGCAAAGAAAATAATGAAGTTTGCGGCACCTTATCAGCTTCTAGATAGTTATATTAAACACGAAGATATAGATGAGTTCAATATTAAATTTACAGAGCATAGTTCTTTTGAAGAACTTAGAAAATTTATTAAGATGTATCCATCACATCAAATAAATATTGAATTTGCAGAAGAGGGATATAGCGTAGAAGATATTATAAATCTTTGTAGTGATTTTGATAATGTTTATATTCGTATTCACCAATGGGAACTTCGATACCTCCAAGAATATGAAGATAATAATATTAATTACATTTTTGATAATACAATGCCTATTTATTCATATTCACTCTTGGAATGGTGTCTTGCTCGTAAGGTAAAAGGTATTTATATTACAGATGATTTAACATATAATCTTGAAGAAGTTTATAAACAATGTGAGGAATGTGGGATTAAATTAAGAACTATTCTTAATAGGCTTCCAGTAATGAGTCTACTTGTTTCAACTTGTCCATCTGTTCAAGTATATCGACCGCAAGATTATGAGTTTTTAAGTCAATATTATGACGTTGGTGAATTTGATTGCGGCGTAGACTATGACTGGGCCAAGGCGGAAGTTCTTTATCGTAAATGGTTTATTGATCACGATTGGGATAGTGATTTAGACTTTATGAATCAAGATTTATCATTATCTTATCCAACGAAATCAATTCCACCTGAACTTACTCGACTAAGGTCAGTATGTAAACATCGTTGTACTATGTCTGCGGATAATATTTGCTCTAAATGCAGACGATTACTATTAATGGGCTATCGTAATGCTGATAATAATTTAGTTTATAAAGATTCTCAATATGGCTTACCGAGTCTAGAAGAGATGGTTGATGATATAATTTTATCAAAAAATAATAATCTTTAATAATTGAAAATTAAATAATATTGAAGGATTATTTAATATTAAATAGAAAAAGGAGATTTTATGATTACAGATTCTTTTAGTGCATCTTGTTATGTTGAAAACAAAGATGGTCAGTATCATATGGAATGCGATATGCAGACAGCTGATTATTCTGCTTATTCAGAATATGATGGGGATAGTTTTGTTGTCGGTCTAAATAGTATTATGGATGATCTACAAGAACAAATTATTTCTAAGTCTGAACCTGAACCAAAAGAAATGACTCTAGAAGAGAGGGTTACTTATCTTCAAGATTTGGTAGATACTTTAAGAGAAGATAAAGCCAATTTAACTAATGAAATTAATGAGCTAAAGAAAGCTCCCGCACCTACCAAGAATGATGCTGCTCCTCAAAAGACTAAGGATATTGATAAAGAGCTATCTGATATACTTGACAATCTAATCAATTACAGACATGAGAATACAGAGAAGGCTTTTGATCCTTATCATTACATGCTACGTTTTCTATAAGGAGCTACTATAATGGATTTTGTATACTATATTGTTCGTAGAAGTAATAATACTATTATTGATATTGCCGATGATATGGTTGGAGCTATTAAGAAGGCACAGCAAATGGAGGGTGCCTATTTAATTGTTCAGGGGTGCGTTATTACTGAGATTGGTGAGGATGTTATCGAAGAGCCGCCCGAGGATAATGAAGTAGTTCAGCCAGAAGTCATTGATAATGATACAGAAGAATAAAGAGAAAGGTGGTTTAATGCAATCTCTATCTAGTAAGTTAGGTTCTCGTAAATTCTGAATGGCTGTTGCCGCATTTTTAGCTTCTGTTGGAGCTTCTATTAGTGCTATTGCGACTAATAATGAAATTATTGCGGCTGTTGGTATTGTTTGTGCGGTATTAAGTGCGGCAATTTATGCGGCTGCAGAAGCTTATGTCGATGGTCAAAGTTTACAAAGTAATGTTACAACTACTTCAACAACTAAGACAATTAGTGCAACTAGTTCAAATGCTAAAGAGACGGTTGAAAAATTCCTTGTGAATGAACAGCCACCAGTCCAAGAGTAGGTGAATATTATGGCAGTTAAACAACTAAGTGATGACAGAGACTTCGACTGGGAAGAATATATTCTTGAAACTCCCGCAGATGTTCCCGATTTGCCAACTAGTTGCGGTTGAGGTTCTACTGCTCTGTGTATTTCTACTGGAGATATTTATATTCTTACTTCAGAAAAACAATGGATTGTTTTAGGAGATAATTAATAAATAATAGCCTGCATTTACTTGCAGGCTATTTTTTTATATGGTTTGAATATCAAAATACAGTAATTTATAAATTTTAATTTTTATATACAATAGAAATATATTCAGAGATAAAGGAGTGTGTAATAGTGGCGAATTTAACAAAAACATTATTAGATGCTATTTCTATTATTGCCAATAAAACCATAGAAGAAGTTTCTTCTGATAAAACGATTAAAGCCATTGTTGAAAAAGTTGTTAGTACTTCTGAAGGTAAGTATTTTGTTACTTGTAATGGTGGAAGTTTTTATGCATACACTCAGTCTGGTTCTACAGAAGTTTATCAAGAAGGAGAACAAGTTTATATATTAGTTCCAGAAGATGATATGGGACAAAAGAAATTTATCATCGGAAGAACTGAAAATGGTGAAGACTTATTACCTAAATCACCAACTACGGGTTTATTAAATGACTATGTTACTCTTGGTGATAATGCTATTATTGAAAATAAGTATTCTGCTGAAGAGGGTGAAATTAAAACCCATAAGATGCAGCCGTTGTCTTTAAATTCACATCTTCAGATGCATTACTATTACTGTTATTTGCGGAATCCAAGTAATGTTAGTGAATTAAATGATAAATATGATAATTTCAATTATCCATGTGTAAATATTAATGAGGAAGAATTTAGTAATTCTGCTAAAAATGCAAAAGCATTATTAATTAGAAGTAGGTTTAAAGCTTCAATAGATACTGATAAAATTGGTAACTATGGTATTATTGTAAATATTGCATTTGCGGATACTACTAATCCGCAAACAGATGAAAATGGGGAAACTGTTTATCCTCCAAGATTAATTGCTTATGTTCTTGATACCAGTAAAATGACTGGTAATCCAATGCGGTTTTATGATTATACTTCACAATATACTATAGAGAATTTTGATGGTGAAAATTTCTTATATATAGATTCTATTGTCGCTTTTAGTGAAGGGTTCGTTGATCAAGATATCGCGGCACATGATAATGACGATGATATTTATATATATATAGACAAGCTAGAAGTTGTTGCTCTTGATGAAATTTCTGCTACCGAAAATGGTTATAAGTTAAGATTAACTACTCCTTGAGGTAATACTATTAAACAAGGTGAAAATAAAGACTTAAAGATTAGTGCTAATTTAAGTTATTTAGGTCAGATTATCAATAAGGATGCTGTTTTTTATTGAGGAGTCAAAGACCCGTCCATCACTTCAACTACTGATGGGTATAATTTTAAAATAGGTACGGGATATAGATACCTTGATAATAAAAAAGATGAGCTGGTATTAAATGTAGGTGATCTTACTGCAAGAGAAAATACTTATATTTGTACTGTAACATACGAATCAAGTATTGTATTAAAAGCTTCTGTTTCTTTATACAATAATAATAATGATATAAACATTACGATTGAAAGTGATCAAGGTACAAACTTTCAATTCAATGAAGGTAGTCCAACTTTAACCTGTTTAATTAACGGTAAAACTCGTGATTATCAAGATAAATATTCAGATAGCGCTTTTTCTTTTGTTTGAAGCAAAGAAGATGAAGAGTTTGGTACTATAGTTTTAGATGGTACAAAAGCTCAATTAGAAAAAGAAAGAGACGAAAAACTTCAGGACAGTAAAAATAGCGGCAAAATAACTGAAATATTGTCTTATTATTCTACTCGAATTTCACAATTAGAAAATATATCATATCCAAATGGAGTGCATGGGCCGCAAATTACTTGCAAGTTAAAAAATACTAATAATTATGTTATTTATTCTTGTTCTGTTTATAGAGGCGGAGTTTATGTTGGTTACGGGTCTATTACATTACAAAACTCTAAGAATGTAATTAACAATAATTATTATATTACTATTACGAATGGATCACAAGTATTTCAATATAATGAAGCCGGTATTGCTCCCAATAGTGAAAAAGTAAAGAATCCTATTAATGTATTAGATTTAACAGCAGTATTCCATAATCCGCAAGGTGCGGAAGTAACTCCTAGAAAAGTTCGATGGGTTGTGCCGCAAGATAGAACCTTAATAAATATTCCTACTCTTGGATTGCAAACAGATGTAGTTACTGGTGAAAGATATTATTCTGGTAATGTTTATCCGTTGAGCATTAAAGATAGTTATGATAGTCAATGTAACAATAATCAATTAACTGTTATTGTCACACATGCGGATGGTACAGAATATCGACAAACTACAAATTTATTATTTACTAAAATTGGTGAGATTGGTACAAATGGTACTGATACTGTTGTAAAGATAGATAAAATTACAACTATTAATATTCCAGTTGATGAACCTTTAACAATTATCAAACAGTCTAATAGTACTAAATATAATAATGGTAATTCTATTAGTACTCCTGTTTTAGAAGCTAATTTATATACTAATAATAATCAAGTATTAGGATATAATACTAAGTGAACTATTGCGGGAACCTCTAAAGATCAAGGCCGCACCTATAAAGTAAGTGGTACTAGTAATAACAGTAATGAATGTACCATTGCATATAATGGTGATTTAACTAAATTAGATACTAGAATTGTAGAAGCAGAAGTTAGTTTACAAGGTAAATATTATCATAGTTTTTATGGTATTCCCGCGATTGAATATGAAAGCGGATATGATTATGAGCACTATCCTATTAGGATTATAGATAAAGATACTTTAAAAACTGTATTATATGATTCTAGTGGTAATAATCCTATTTATAATGAGAATCAGGGTGTCCATGTAGAATTAGAAAATTGAAATGGTTATTTAGAATGAATTGCTACTGGCGGTCCTACAAATAATAATCCTAATTTATTATTATCTAAAACTCCAAGAGTAAAAGAAGGAGATACAACATTAAAAATTGCTGATGATGTTGTTAGTGTTCAAACTAGGATTTTAGATATTCAAGATAGAGGACAAGCTTGTGCGGAAGGTGCTATAGATGTCAATACTCAAGAATATATTAAGAGATTCTTAAATGATATTGAGCGAATTGCTATAGATGGTTTATTAACCATTCCGATAAAATTAGATTCACTTTGGAATAGACTAGATACTTTCTTAAAAGATAGTCCTGATAGAGAAAATAGTCAAATTAATATTGTTTATCAAATATATTCTGAATTATTTGAAACGATAAAAGAAGAATATGAGTCGCGGCAAGATATAAACGCCGCATGTACTAAGCCATATGATGCAGTACAAGCTATCTGAAATAGTGAGTGACCAAGTGTTATTACAGAAGATCGTTTGCATATTCAAAATAATACTAATGTTGGTGATATTTCTAATATAGAACAATTAGTTGAAAGATATAAACAGGTTTATAATAGTCGTTCTGATGATAGTAGTACTGCGATAATAGATAAGAGTACTTTGTTTGATAAAACTATAAAAGATTATTTAAATGAATATAATGATAAGACTACATATACAGGTCATCCTCTATTGGTTGAGTGTACTCAAGTATTAATGGCTTATTTAAATCTATTAGTAGATGAAACTAATGCTCGTCTTGATGATAATAATTATAATTATCCAAGCGAGGATTTAAAAGAAAAGGTTAAGAACCAGTATGCTTCAATTGTTACTGATTGAGATTTAAATAATATTAAAGAAAATATTAAAGCTGTTATAAAAGCTTCTGGGGAAGAAATGGCAGAAGTATATGATGGTATTAGAAAAATATATGCTTATTATCAACAATTATTTTTAAATGTTCAGAAGTATCATGTAGCAGAAGAATCTGACACATTAAGTGTTTGAATGTCATTGTTAAAAGGTCAAAATCCGCAACAATTAAATTGAATTTATGTTATGCCTGACTCTAAGAAGAGTTTTAATGGTTTATATATGAATAACAATGTTGTTGGTACTGTCCATATTAAACAAGGTAATAAGGATAATGTAGTTGCTAAAGTATATGTACCAATTATAATGACTTTAAATACATATGAACTTGCGGCTTTGAATGGTTGAGATGGTACAAATGTTGAAATTGGTGATGACCATATTTTAACACCGCAGATAGGTGCGGGTATTAAAGATAGTGCTACAAATACTTTCACAGGTATGGTCATGGGTGCTATTAGTAATACAGCAACACCAGACCAAAATAAGACAGAGAGTGTTTTAGATAAAGCTGACAGAGCTGAAAAAGTTGGTTTAATAGGTTATTCAAATGGAAAACAATCCGTTTTTATTGATGCTAAAACAGGTAGTACTTATTTAGGTTTACCAGAACAGGATTCAAATGTAGGAATTGATGAAGGTCGTATTGAATTAATTCCTGGCGGTATTAGTAAAATTGGTAACTGGAAAATTGGTAATCGTTTTCTTTATAATATAGTTGATGGTACTTATGATATTCGACATGATATAGATCATCCTGATAAATTAGAAAAAATCATGGTGCCGCACGATAAGCATGGTATTATTCTTAGTTCAGATAAGCCTTATATTCATGTTAAAGGTGAAGTTTATAAAAATAATAATTTACAAAATATTAATTATCAAGATGAGTATAATAATATTAGTCCTGGTGATAGTCTTGAATTAAGAATGGATCCTGGTGATAATTCATTATTTTCTATTATTCAGCATACTTCTGGATTTGGCGATGAAAATATAGATGATTTACACTTTGGTTACAGAGATGTAACATCAAATAATGATGTAACTATTGTAAGAGATTATCAAGCTGATAAAAATATTAATAGTTTTACTTCCCAAAAAGATACAGAATATTATATCTATTCATTAGCTACAGATGCAAATGGTAATTATCAACCCTATTATCAAGATGATAATAATGTAATTTGAGTAAATAGTGGGAGTAATTCAAATATAATTATAAATAGTAGTGTATTCTTTAAAGATATTTTACCAGAAGTTAATTTTAAAAAGACTGCTGGTGATAATCCTGTTTTTTCTTGTGATAAAGATACTGGTGTTATTACTTATAATCCAAATAATTTAACTTGGAAAAATGGTACAGAAGGTTCTTCTAATGGTGAAGGATGGCAATGTACTACTGAAGAAACTGTTTCAAATAACAGTTTTGTGGTTAATTTTGAATACACTAAAGATATTCAAGAAGTTGTTGATGATCAAGGTAATAAAACAGGGTCTATTGAAAAAGATATTAAAATAGGTACTGTAAAAAATACATCAGATAAAAGTCTTTATCAGATAAAACTTTCTAATAGTCAAATAAACTATGATTTATCTGGAATAAATTTAGATAATTCTGCGGACAATTATTTACAATTTTATGTTGTTTTAAATGATAATGATGGAATTAATGCAGCAATATTAGAATCAGAAATAATTGATCTTTTAACAGTTCAAAATAATTCAGATATTATTTTATATTCTATTAATAATAATGGATTAATTAAAAATACGGAGTATAAATTAAAATTAAAACTTTATATTAAAGAATATACTATAAATACTTGTTGTTCATGTACTATTAAAAGTGATTCTGCTGAGCAATATAAAGCAGCTCCTGATTCTGAGTATGGTGTGGTGTCAATTCAAAATTATAGTTCTGGAAGTGAGATTAGTTTTACAGCAAAATTAGATGATGGAAAAAATTCTATTTCTGGAAAATATACTTTTATGAAATATAGTAATACATGTGATTTTTATTTTAAATTAAATAGTAGTTATGCTTCTAAAAAATACGATTTTATTCTTTGAAGAAAAGGTAGTGATACCGCGATTGCAGCAGGCCAAACAGATGGTACGAATTTGGCAAAATTCTTTAGTAACCAAGATACTCGATGGGAAAATCTTACAACAATAAAAACAATAAATAATTCAAGTTATCCGCTTCCGACTGCTAAAAATCCTTGATATATTAGTTTTTATTCAGAAGGTGCCTATACTCTTGAAACGTTCGGGTATGAAACAGAATTATCGACATACAATAATACTGATAAAGATACTACTGGCACTGAACGACGTATTGCTACTTTTACTGTTGTTCAAAATGAAGGGAAAGAAAATTTTAGCGTAGGTACTCCAACGGCAGAGAAGGATAGTATTAAAAATACTGTAAATACTGACATTAACACGATACCTTTTTATAGATTAATTAATGAGAACGTTGTTGACATGATAGATAAAAATATTTATCAAATAAATTGAGGACAATGAGATAAGGATCAAAATAATTCAAATAATTATAATAAACAAGAAGTTTTTTGAAATTTTAATATTAATTGAGTTATTAATAAAGAAAATGTTAAAGGATCAAAACCACCAGAAGGTGAAAACAAACTCTGCGTTAAAGATGATACCGGTATTATAAATCTTCAAGGTGTGCCTTATGCTAAGACATATTGAAAAAATAATAGTATAAGAGTATGTTTTTATGATGATTATAAAAAAAGAGTTAATTCTTCTAAAAATACTAGTAATGAAAAACAATATGGATATATTGATATAGCTGAAAATAATAATATATCTTATAAGTACATAAAAACTTTAAAAGCTAGTATTGTAAATAGTTGATTTGAAAATAAAAATTCGAGTAATACTTGAATTGAAATTGATGAGGATACTCTGAATAGTCAACTTATCTATTGAAAAGAATTTATCCGAGTTGGTCTTGATGAAAACGGTCGCTTTTTTAGTGCGGGACTACAAGATAAAAAAACATATAGCCGCACTGGTGTAATTCATGCTTTTGGAAAAGTTCCTAAACTTTATGGTCAAGAAATTAGAGCAGAAGGTTCTTCTAATAATTATGTTCCTATATTAAAAATATTCTCTCAAAAAGCAGGATCTCAATCTCAAATGAATACTACTTATATTACACAAGGACAAAATGATAAGGGTAGTATTAGTATTCGTACTGCTGAAAATGGATATATTGAATTAGCTGCAAGTCAGTATTCTAGTAATAATGAAAATACTGTTCCAGAAGCTGTTAGTTTTATTCAAATTGGCAAAATTAATAGTAATAGAAAACTTGGAGTTAAAATTCAATCCGATGATAATAATAAAATTGAATTAAATAAAAACTTATCTATTAATACAAATTCAATGGTAATAGCATTCCCTGATGAAATTATTCAATATCAAATTGCTAATAAAAATAAAAAGTATGTACGAATAAAAACTCCTGAGTATATTCTTTCTTCTGTCGATGGAAGTAGCCTTAAAGGAACTGAAGCAACTAGTACTTTAATTGATTATGGTCATTATAGAATAAACGCTTTTGTTGATATTATTTCAAAAGAAGAAACTAATGATGATCAAACAGTGACAAAAACAATAAAAGAACCTAAAATTCAACTACAAGTTGGAGAAAAGAAAACTGGTCTTGCTATTAGTCCAAACGAGGTTGAATTAAAAACTATCGGCGGCTATTCAATAAAAATAAATGATAAAAAAGGTGCTTTTACTTTTAAAAACATGAAATTAGAATTTGATATTAATCAAAATATTATTACTTTAAAGAATAGAAATGCTTTTATTCAAATGAAAGCTCCCACACTTTTAGATCAGCAACAACAACATTTTATTCAATTATCATCTACTTCTAATGGAAGCATTGGTATAAATATTGATAATAAAATCACTGTTAAAGGTCGTCAAGGTCTTACTGTTGAAGGACCGTCAACTCTTATGGGTAAAGTTTCTATAAAAAACAATTTATATACTGCGCAAAATCTTTATATAGGATATACTGATGATAATAAAGTTAATAATATAGAGAAAGCAATTTATTTAATTAAAAAAGATAAAACTTATTTTAAGTTTTTAGCAGAAAATTTTGAACGATTATTTGATTGATATAATACTTGTCGTTGAGGAATTGCTTGTGATGGTAATACTTTGAGATTAAGAAATGTAGCTAGAGAAAATAGTCCTGAAGGTGCTTTTAGTGAAGAAGATAGTAAAAAATATGAGTGAAATTTTCACACGATGAAACCAAATACATATAAAGGAAGTATTTAAAAGGAGTTCAAATGGCGGCAACATTAGTTTATAATAGCGATAATCTTGAAAAACCTATAAGACAATTAATAGTAGACGATGTTGAAAAATATAGACTGGTTATTACTGATAATAAAGATGAGTTGATATATGCAAAAGGCAAAGTTAATTTAGATATTAATTATACGTATAAAGATAGCAATCAAGAAGAGCGTCCTATCCCAGGTACGGAACCTAAGTGGATGGAAAGGGTTATTCCAAAAGTTTATTTTGCATTTTATAATGATGGTTTTTATAGAAAGTCAAATGATTATTATTATAAATATGAAGATGGCTTGCCAGATTTACAGAAGTATAATGATGTAGCTTCATTTTTAGGGTGGTGAACAGCTAAAGATGGTGGAAAACAAATTGATGAAGTAAATGACTTAAAAGACATTTTATTTAATTATCGTCAAGATGATATTTTGCCTGAGATAACATTATATGCACATTGAGCTGTTCCAACTTATACAATAACAGTTCATAATATATCTAATACTTCTACAAAAAAAATTAATAAAAAGGCAATAAAAGGACAATCTTCTTTTAAATATTACGATGAAAAAGAGAAAAAATATATAACAACAACAAAAAAATCAGTTCCTTTTCATAAGATTTTATATGGTACAGATTTTGTTAAATATTTAAATAAAAAAATTACTGAAGTAAAATATTCTAGTTGAGCTGGAAGAATAACTAATTTAAGAAAAACTCAAAAATTCTTAGGCTGAAGCGATGATCGTTATGGCCATGCTTTAGATGGTCCTTTTTATGTTAATGAAAATGGATATATACGTGAGACTCCTTGAC